GTAGATTCAGTAACTCCAGCGTAAAAATTCTTTGGATATGTTGATAAAAGCAGTTCTTTGAACTGTCCCAACATGAAAAGTGGGAAAAGGTTGTTTAAATTGACAACTGTACTGCCAAGAACGTGTTCTGCAGGCTCTGTGTTAGAAAAAACGTACTCACCTACCTGTCCAAGTGCTGTTGTAGCATCAAAACCTCTTGCACATCCATTAAAAAGGGTTGCACCCTTAGATTGGTAGTAAATTATCTCATCATCTATTAAAAGTAGTCCCTCATCAGGGAAATCACGAGTTGAAGTAACGTCAACAGTAGTAGAAGAGCTAGTTACTGTTGAAATTGTTGTTGTTTCGGTAACTAATTCACCATAATTATCAAGATTGTAATAATCTGCCCAATTATTGATTATATCTAAGCAATATCCCTTTAATTCCTGTGATTTATAATAAGCCTTAACGAATTCTATGAACGTAGGATAGCTATCCTGTATAAAACTGGCAAATTGACCAGTAACACTATCAGATAACTGCGACCTAGATTCAGGACTGACCTCCGACGGTACAGGTGTCGTTGTAACTGTCGTAGTCGGAGTAGTCCACGACCCGACTTTCCAGGATGAATTCGATTGAGCCATGCGTTTTTTTAATTATAGCTGGACTCTGGTACAACTCCCGTACCAGATAGGTTTGAACCGCTACTGATAGTGTCTTCCACAACACTAACTGTCGTATTATCTATACCTAATGTCAAATAGGTTTCTCGTAAAGAAACTAGGTCATTCGATTCTGGAACTGCGGATAGTTGAAGAATGCTACCTGATATTGTTGTAGATGAAATAATCAAGTCATTAATAACAATTTCACCCATTGTGTAGTCAACAGTACCTACGTCAGCAGTACTATATTCAAATGCACCTGTGTCCTTTATGTAATAAAGTCTTAATTTACCTGCTCCATCATCATTGATGAAGTAAGTATTAACTACATCACCAGACATCTTAAATCCCGAAGAGGAAACCGTAGGTTCTGTCGAGGTTCCTTGGTTGATTCTGTTACCATAACAGATTTTATAGTTGACACGAGCGTTCAAATCAACTAAAACGTTCTTTCTCATCTTGAGACGAGTGATATTAGAAGTAACTGCTCCGTCTGCACCATCAATTATGCTCTGAAGTTTGGAGAATTTGAATTTTCCACCAAATTTGTTGTACTCAGCTCCTGTATTAAGCGCAGTTAGGGTTGCAATAACTGCATTCTTAACTTGTGCTTCATTTTTACGTGTAACATTAGGGTTAAAATACACAAAACTGTTCAAATCGATGTATAATATCGATGGATCAATGATTGAAGGCTGAATCGCAGCAACAGAATACTCTCTAAGTTTCTTTAAAAGGACATTTTTCTCAGAAAGAGATAATTTATCCGCATTTTTCGGTTTGATTGCTAAAAATACCTTACCATATTGAGGTGGAGACGCTTCTTCACCACCATAACACGCAATTGAAGCAACGTTAGGGTAAATTTGAGGAACAATTGCCTCATAATCCTGCGTTGAAACTGCTCTACCAAATGCAGAGTAGAATTTAGGCGCAGAAAACTTGATTCCTTCCTTAGTTTCCGCTGAAGCACCACCTTCAGGACGTGCATCTAGTGTAACAGTGATCCCAGAAGTTAAAGAATTTGCTGTATCATCTAAAAATGTTCCAATATTAGTGAAAGCGAGTAATCCATTAGCTCCAGTTCCACTGGAAGTGGTATAAGTTACAGCAACTACATCACCATTTGATAAGTCTTGACCTAATGTACCGTCACCGAACATAATTTCGGGTCTTCCATACTCAGATTCTTCTAGGAAATACACCTTAGAAGTAGAATCTATCTTAGTAATGTCTGTTGCTTGTAGATAACGCTCTACAACAGTACCAGAAGTAACTTCAATCTTCATTGAAGACGTATCTACAGATTCATTTGTTAGAATGAAACGTTGTCTTTCAGTAGTATTACGTACAAAAGTGTCTGTTAAGTAAACACCTTCATAAACTATAAGCTTTGAGAATTTTGCAATACCTGTTGTACTGTCTACAGATACTGTAACATCAGATGGAATTGAGAAAACAAAGTTATTATTATCCAATCCTGTGAAATTCAGTACTAATCCTTGTGAAAGTGTAACGGTTTGTGGATATCCTTTTGTAATTACACCCTGTGCATTAGTTGTAACGTTAGTTTGAACTGCAATAGTAACAGTTGCTTGAGCAGAACGTGCAGAGCGAGGTGTGTAACCAAGCATTCTTGCCAATTTAACGACGTTCTCGCGCAATACAGCAGTCTCTAGGAACCCTTCATTGACGGCAAGGTTCGCATTTACACTAGTGTAATAGGTATTATATGCTAAAGTATCAATCAGTACGGTCAATGACGACCCTTCAAAGTCATAATCACTAAACTCTGATTGTGCTTTTAGATAATTTTTAATTTGTGCCTTGATTTCGTTGAACTCAAGAGCATTGACGGTATTAAATGCCATTATGGTTTCAATGCTACATCTACTGAATCTTGTATTGGAGGTATTCCTAATATCACATATTCAATAGAGACATCCAATTGGTTACGATTCTCTTCCCACTCGGTACGTACATCTATAACTGCAACCCTTGGTTCATGCAAGTTAATTGCATCTACAAGACGGTCAGTTAGTTCACTCTCAATTTCAGGACTAGCATTTTCAAATAATAGACCTAAAATGTTACCACCAAAGAAAGGATCAAATGGCTTCTCATAGAAATTATATAAAACAATATTTTTCACTGCAGCCTTAATAGCTGACTCATTAGTCAGGGACAACACATCGTTTGTCACTGCATTCTTTTCAAAAGTTAAAGAGAAGTCACGAAATGACTTCGATATAATAGCCATCCTTTACGGAATTAACCTTCTTTATATTTATACCTGTTATTCAGACTTGATAGAAAGTGTACTTCAGAAACAACTCTTCACCCTTCTTAATCTCTCTAATAGTTCTCATATGATATATCTTACCCCACTCTTCTTCTTCAAATACTTTGATGCAGTTAGGATCTTCACTATGATTAACGAACCCTCCTAGAGGTGTTCTCATAATGTCATCATCTACTACAACATGTGATATACCGAGGTACACGTCATCGGGTATATCGCTTAAAGCAAATAAACCCTGTCCTGCGACAGGGCTATCTTTTACGTGTATACACTTAGGCAATGCTTGATACATTATATTGAAAATCCTCCTTCTAATTCATACCATCCAGTAATGATGGTCTTTTCTAATTTCTTGTCAATAACTCCTCTATGAGTATGTGTCCATTCGGCTGGCCATATCACAGTAGCACCCTTCTTGGCAGGGATGTACTTATCCTGATACTTCCATTCAGTTCCACCGTCAGGATTATCGGAAAGGTACGTTATCCATACTAGAAATCGCTCTCTATTTATTCTCTGCATACCTCTTTCATAATGCCATGTGCTATAACCCTGATTGGGTTTATATCTCTGTATGTTAAACATCGGAGACACATGACAATCAAGTTCACCTGCTTGTGGATATGTACGATAATAATCTTTTAGACAATCCATCAAACTCCGCATATACGTGTCAAGAACTTTTTCATTCTTAGCAAGCATGGTATGACAGTGCATATCTGTAGATTCCTTACCTGTTGCCTGAAGGTGTCTCTGAGAATGCAATCCGTTATATTCTATTTTTGGTAAGTAGGTACATGTGTCATAGAACTCTACTACATCGTCACATATACCTATATCAATCTCACCTTCCCAGATGAAATCGTGCATTATCTGCCCTGTCCCCTATACCTCTTCTTTGCCTTGTTACGTGAGGTTGCTGAATGCTTTGTATGCATCGAGTGCCCTTGACGGGTCTTCTTAGGTACTGCTGGTACAACAACTTGTGTACCAAAGCCACCTGCTTTTGTTTTTGCCATAATTAACCACCTGCGAATACGTTGGGTGAACCTTCTGCAACACTAGTGCATGTTGCATCCCCTATTCTACCACATCCTTTGCCATTTACAAATACGGTTGTACTTCCTGTTGTAATTGCTACTGCATGGGAAGGACATATAGGTGCTGGTAGTAGATGTGATGTATTAACGTCTCCTTGACGAGAGATAGGTATGTTATTACAGAAGACATTAGGAGATCCCTCTGCTCTGGTCATACCACTACAATGGGTAACATCTGCATCTCCTATTCTAGTTACTGCTGGCATTGTTCGCTACCTCCTTGGAAATCATGAATACTTTCTGATCCACCTACTGCAAAAGGATTGTACTTAGCAGTAGCAATCCTGTACATCTTCTCATGAATAGTTATATCTTCTTCTTCGTCTACTCCTGGTGGTTGGCACTCTGATGGAGCAGTGTCAATAGGCATTGAATCATGGGGGTGGGGTGTAGTCAATGGTGGCATTGGAAACCAATCATCGTTTTGCCCTTTCTGATCGTAGGCCATTACTTTCTCTCTCTAGTCATTAATTGTTGCAAGTAGTCAGCATACTTACTCATTTCGTTATGCTGCTCTTCAGTATGAGGTCCAGGTACATCATTTACCTTGAACTTAATTAGATGATCGAAATCATCAGGTATATCCCTAGCCTTGGTATAAGTTATGAGTTCACCGTTTTCCTTAATGATAAATTCGCCTTCGAGTTCGTCC